TTTAGTTTTCTTTTTCTTTTTGTTATTAACTTTTGTTATTTGTTGTACTACATTTACTCTACTTATCAATTCTACCACCATATTTTTTTTCAATTACCTTATCTTTTACTTTTTCATATTTTTCTTTATCTTTATTAAACATCTCATATTCCATATCACCAAATGCTATTTGTTTTTTTAAAGCATCATATTTTTTTTTCTTTCTAGGATTTAAAAGTTTTACACTTCCTTTATATCCAGTTTTTCCTTTATCTCTAAGAGGATTAGGTGTATCTCCATAATCAAATTCTTTAGCTTCTTTTGAAACTTTAATTTTTTTTGTCATTAGTTAGCTCCTTTTAAAACTGGATTAGGACCACCTGCAGGACTAGCTGCAACTTCCATATCATCTTGTCTCATTCTTCTAGCTTGATTACGTAAACCATCTATAGAATTTTTATATTGACCTTCCCAGTTTGCTAGTGTTTGAAAATCTTTTATAAAATAATTTGCTTCTACCATACAAGCAGAAAATAATGCATTGTAACAAAACTCACTAAAGTAATTAGAAGTTGTTGCACTTGTGCCTGTAGCACTAGCTAATGCTAAAGGTCTACGTGTGTATTGTATTTCACCTGATACTGCAGATGCAGGTGTTGGTACAATATAAATTTGTGTATTTGTTTTTCTTGAATAATATCTAGGTGTTCCTGTTGATGCACTAGCATAAGGAAAATAATCTATTGCATACTCATAGGTTCTTTGTAATAAATTTACTTTTGAATTAGCAGGAATTGCTGCTGTTGAAACACTTGTTGTATAGTTTACATTACGTACTACTAACGCATCAGCAGGTAAACTAACTACTGGGTCAGAAGCTGTAAATGAAAAAGTAGAATAATTATCTAGACCTGGGTCATCCAGTTCTTTAATTAATCTACCTTCAGCTTTTTCTATTAGAAAAGGTATTTGATTCTCAAACTCTGTTGAATCATTTTCTATTGTATTTATTATATCAGTCTTTAAAAAAGAATAGGATGGCATTTAGTTATCCTGTTATTAAAGTTACACTGCCTGCATTTGGTGTAGAAATAGTAACTGTTGCACTACAAAGTACACCCATTTCTCCAAAGTACATATCTGATTCTGCACTTGCAGGGACTTCATAAGTTATTACTGCTCCTGTTTTATCTCCAATAGCAATTACTCCTGCTATAGTAGAATAGGAATGAACTCCTAATATTCTAGTTCTTCCTGTGGTGCCAATGATAACTCCATCTCCACCTCTTTTATTAACTGTTCTTATATTTGTAGCCATGTTGTTTCCTTAAATTAGGAAGGGTACGTTAATACCCTCCCTAGTTATTAATGGTTAAGCACCTTGATTACCAAACCAACTTCTCCAATCAGACACACCAAAAGAATATCTTTCTCTTGCCTTGAATCGTAAGTTACCAGTATCAAAGTCAGGCTCCATCTTGGTTTGTAAAGGTGTTCTGTTGAACATCTTTGAACCATTAGGAACATCAGTTTTTATAAACCATGCATTAGCATCTGTAAATCTTCTATTAGTAAAGTATCCACTTGGGAAAACTCCTAAATTCTTTACAGAGTTTAAGTCATTGTCTGCACTACCCACAATACCTGGTGTATTTAATAATACATCAGTAGTAAACATTAAGTCTACTGGTACGTGTATAGATACAGCAGAAGAACCAATTAAGATACCTCTGTCATCTTTAAACTTTTGTATTGCTATGACAGCAGATTCTAAAGTACCTTCAGCAATCGCTGCTGCTGTACTTGTATTACTCTGGTTGCCATCTCCAACAGTTGGATGTGCAGTATTAAATAAACTTACTCCATCTCCTTGTGCTGTAGCAAAACCTTGGTTGTATAATTCTGCAGCCTTTACTTGCTTAGTATTAGCCATAGCTCTTGCTAATCCTTTTGCTCTTAACTTTGCAAAAGTATCATAAAGGTTATCTTCCATTGCTTCTTCAGTAATCGCAAATGCTAAAGCTATAGTCTCGTTTGTATATCGAGATGTATAACTCTCACCTGCGTCATCATAAACAACAGCAGCTCCTTCATTTTTAGTTGGAGCAGTACCAAATCCTGTAAAGAGGACTTCCTCTTCAAAAGACCTATCTGAATTTTCTACTTCATATAGTGGTTCATGCTCATTATTAACTTCTCCATACTCTATCCCAAATACTGCATTTAATCCAGGAAGGAGTTCTTTGCTTATCGCAGCTCTATTTATAGCCATATTTTATTCTCCTTTTATGATTAAGATGATGATAAAGTACAAGTAGTATAATTGTCAAAATGATTATTAATTCTGACTTCATACCAAGGATAAGTATCTGTCTCACCTACTGATGAGCTAGTACCTGTATCCCAAGGTGCTCTACGTATAACTCTTAAATGTTGGTCTGTAACAACAGGTGCATCTGCATCTCCTGTATAGCCACTTTGTCCAGTTTTATGACTTCCTGTACCTACTACAATATTTGTATTAAGTACACCAAATCCTAAACCTGCAGCAGCAGTTACTGGTCCATCCATTTGAATAAAATATGTTTGATCAGGGTCACTTGCAATGTGAACTTTTACATCTGTAGCTGTAGTTCCACCTGTAAAACTTCTTGCAAACTTTTGTTCTCCACTAGCATTAACAAACTGTATTCCTTGAAAAACACCTGCAACTTTAATATTATTATTAGTGCTTGGTTTTATTGTACCTGCTGATTCAATAAACACAGGGTCTCCTGTAAATACATCTGAAGGTATTAATGCAGAAGCCACAGCAGGGCTTGCTCCATTCAAATCAATAGTTCGTATACCAGTAGAGTTAGAACCATCACCATTTTTCTTAGCGAGGACTAATCCTCTTGGGGCATTATTTGTTGCCATAGTCTAATCTCCTTTGATTGTTATTAAAAGCAACAAAAGATTTACTTCTGAAAAGTAGGTTGTCTACCTTTTGTTACTGTTGATTTACTTGAATTAGAAATGGGCATACTAGAATTATTTCCTCTCATTAATTGACTATTAACTGCATCCATTAATTGGTCAGATTTATTTCTGTAAAACTCACTTCTACTTTGGAATAACTTGGTAGGTATTTTACCTAACGCAATGTCTCCACGAGTGACTGCTCCAGAGTATCTTCCATCCATCTTCACGAGTGATGTTTGTTCTAATTCAGGTACTTCTTTAATATCAACAAATTGCCAACCTTCTTGCATTTTTTTACCAATATATTTAAAATCATCTTGACCTTTAAGAGTTATTCTTAACCATCCAAGAGTCATTCCTTCGCTATTGAAACGATTTCTTACTGCATCTGGTATATATAAATTATCTTGTTCTTCAAACTGATAAGTCATTTCTTCGTTAGTATTATTTTCTCTAAGTTGTGAACTACGTGTATTGATTCGTGTTGTCATTATTTACCTCCACGTTGCATATTTATTGTTGTATACTCACCATCAGCACTATTTGCTTTAAGTTTTTCTTGAGCATACTGTTCAAGGGGTATATTCCATTTGTTAGCTAATCTTACATCTTCTTTAGAAAGTTTAACTTTATTCTTGGAACTAGGAGTGCTACGTGTACCTCCTGCAACCACTTGAGCAGGTGACGTTTCCTGCTTACGAACTTCTTCAACCTCTTCAGCTTTTTCTTTATATCTATGAGGAAAAGCTTCTTTTAATCTATTATCTACTTCTGAATAATAATCATCATCAGTAGGATTAAATCCTTCTTCTTTTAAATCTGCATCTATTGCTAGAGCAGCAGCAGTTCTTATTTTATCTTCACCAAACCAATCATTTTTTTCTGCCCAACTTTGTGCCTTTGGGTCTGGAGTTGGTTGTGGTTGATAATGAGGTTGTTGCACTTGTTGTTGTGATGCTTGAACCTCTGGTTCTCTAAACTGCATCTTTGTTGCACCAACTGATTTTAAATCATTCTGTGCATCATTAAGAAACTCTTGAGCCTTTAATATTTTAGAACTATCACCTTCTTCGTGTGCTGCTTGATAAGCACCTCTTGCTAATTCTAACTTATCTTTTAATTGATTTTCAGTTGCATCTAAATTTAATTTACTTATATTTGTAAATTCTCTTTGTGTATTATTTAATCTAGAATTTAACTCTTCATTTTGTCTAATTAAATTAGATACTTGTTCTTCTTTTTCTTTTCTTTGTTTAACTAATTGTCTTATTCTTTTTTCTGCACCTTTAGTTTCAATACCTTGAAGTTCTTTTGGCTCTTCTTTTTTTACTTCAGGTTCTACTTTCTTAGGTTCTTCTTTTTCTACTTCATATTCTACTTTTTCTTTTTCTGGTTCTTCTGTTTTAACTTCATTCCAAGATTCTTCTTGCATTGTTTATTCCTTTTCGTTGCTAACGAGACATACGAGTTACGTTATACTTATTATTATACTATATTATTTTAAAGTATGCAAGTACTATTACACACTATGTTTAGATAAATTAAAGGTAGGGTCTAAAGTCTTAGGACTTTCTACCTTCATTATCACTTGGTCATCAAATAATAGTATAAACTTTAAACCTTTATACTTTATCTTTTGACCTGCATGTTTGCCATAACAAACATAATCACCTTTCTTACACCAAGCTCCTTTAGGAAATTTATCTTTATCATTGTAAGCTAAATCACCTAATGCTACAACTTCTCCTACTGTTGTAAGATAAGCCATATCATCTCTTGTAGAGTCTGGTAACAAAATACCTCCTTTAGTTTTTTGTTTAATTGAAACAGGTCTTACTAAAACATGAAATCCTGGAAGTTCTGGTAGAACATCTGGATTAGCTTGTTCTTCTTTTGAAAGCCAAGCATCATTCTTAATAACTTTTCCCATGTTTACTTGTTGCATTATTCTTCTTCTCCTTCATACATTTTTTTTGTTATAGTTTTAATAACCTCGATAGACCATTCAATTCCTTGTATACGACCTACGAGTTGTTTATAATTAGCAAAGTTATCTGCTTGTCCATTTGCTAAATTAATTCTTAATAAGTTAAGCTCCTCGTCATATTTACGAAGAGCTTCATTAGATACTTCCATTATAGTTCAGCACACGCATAGCAATTAATTTCTAAGCCTACACTAATTTCTTTTATAATTGGTTGTTTCCACATATTTTTATTCTCCTAAAAAAATACTGGGCAGCTTAATTACTACCCAGTATAAATTAATTATTAACTAGCTACATCATAACCAAGAATGGTTATTACTAATCTACCTGCAGAATAAGTACCTGCAGTTGTACTACCACCAGTTAAATATAAATATTGGTCTGCAGCAATACCACCACCTGTTGTTCTTACACTAACATTTTGATTACCACCATCAATAATTAAAGTTTCTGTTAAATCACCAATAGCTGTATCTTCAACACCTGTTCCTTCTGTTGCAGAATGTAAATTTATATCATCTTCACCAGTTGCAGGTTGTTCAAAACATTCCATAGATACACCAAAAACTACACCATTATCTGCTGTAGTAATTCTTCCTATATATGCAACACCAGAACCATCTTTACCAATAATATCTCCTGCTGCACCACCAGAATTTAATCCAGTAAGGTCAATCATAATAGTTGTCTTTACTAAATTAACATTAGTATCTACATCACTTTTAAATCTTTCTACTTGTGTAATATATGTTTCTGCTGTACCTTCAATACCTGCACTACCTACAGCTTCATTCTTCATTTTATCACCACTTGTTACAGTAATTGCACCAGTAGTTTTATTTTTTGAAACTATCTGCATACCATTTTCAGACCTGACTGGTCCTTTAAAAGTTGTTGTTGCCATAATTTATTCTCCTTAAAAATTATATCTATCGTCTTGGCTTGTCTGCTAGGGCAGTCGATAGACAATTAAAATCCCTAGT